CAATTTTAAGCAATTAAATAATTAAACCCTAATCCTTAGTTTAGTTTATTTTTATTAACTCATAGCGTTGAAGCTAGGCGCCTTTAAACGCGTTTTAACCAGCCTTACAAGTTGTTAAGATGTTATAACAACTTGCTTAAATGTTTTCAAATTGTTATAAGCGTTTAAGAACCCATAAAACCCTGATAAATGGCGACCCCTATAGAATAGGGCTTCCTTTGGGATGAAACCATATCAGTAGGGTTATTATTATCTATTTATATTTTATTATTATTTTTTAGAATAAATTTATATAAAATTTGTAGAGTATTTTTTAATATAAATTATAGAATAAATATGCGCAGGGAATTTTTCCAAATTGATTATTCAGATTAGAGCAGTTATAAAAATACTATACACTCTAGTACAAGCGATTTTAAGCTATTAAATAGTTAAACCTTAATCCTTAGTCTACTTTATTTTTATTAATTAACAGCGTTGAAACTAGGTGCCAAGAAATAGATTTATACTATACTTGCGTATCTTTTTATTCTATAGTATAACAACTTTAGTTTTTTGATTACTTAAACTATCAAAATCATTCAAGATATTTCACTCAATGTTAACCTCTTTTTTGAGAAATGTTAACCTCTTTTTTGAGAAATGACGACCTCTTTTTTGAGAAATGACGACTACTTATGCTTAAAAATAGCTTAATCTTCAATGTTTTTGCACATTAATGGAGACTACGTAAATGCTATCACACCCTATGGAATAAGGCTTCCAAGGCATTTTTAAAAAATAAAAAAAAATTTTTAAAGAAATTCTGAAAAATGACAATAATTTTGATTTTTTGCAGATAAGGTTATTAGAGGGAAGTACTACACAGCTTTAATATTCTAACCAAGTTTTGCCCAACCTGATTAGAGTATTACCGCAGTAGTTACCCAACTATCAAAATAATTTATGGAAGGGGTGTAAAATGGGGTTTTTAACCTATATAAAAGACGTTTTTAGTACGGAACCTAGAGCGGATTTTTCACTTAGTAGCGCAATTGTGGATGATGTAGTCACTAAAGCTTCTAAGGATACCCCTGAAATAGCTAAACTTTACAATAACGGACAACGAAAAGACGCGGATTCAGCTCACGAAACCACCTTTGCAACCTCAGATTTGATTTATAGATGTGTTGATTTTATAGCAAAAACAGCGGCTCAGGCTGAATTGCGCATTGGAGAAGTAGACTCCACAGGTAAAATAGGTGAGGTAAAGGATAAAAAATTACTAGAGATGTTTAACTACGCCCCTAATAATGGCTACACTTGGTTTGATTTTAAAGAATTAGTAGTACAAAGCTACCTAGTTAGCGGAAATGCATACATTTCTTTAGAGAAGTTGTCAAAAGGTTATGAAATGTGGGTACATCTTCCACCCTCAAAAATGGAAGTTGTACCTTCTGAGACAGACTATATAGAGGGTTATCTATATAATAAAAAAATTGCTTACTCATCTGAGGAAATGTTTCACATTAAGAACACAAATTTAGGGAATGAATACTACGGAAAGTCTGCAATCGAAAGATTAGTAGATTATCTATTAGTTGAGGGTTATGGCGTAGAGGATTTAAAGCATTTTTACCAAAATGCAAGCGTTGGTCAAGGCGTTTTGACTACGCCTAATCCAATGAGCCGAGACCAACTCGAGGTTCTTTCAAGAGAATTTAAGAGTAAATACGCCGCTAAGGGTGAAAGATACTCCACTGTAGTTTTATCAAATGGTTTAGAATATAAATCTATAAAACTTAGTCCAAAAGAGTCAATGTTATTAGACTCTTTTGCAATTTCTGAGCATAGAGTATTATTAAGTTTTGGACTTAATAGTATAGTGCTAGGAGGACGTTTAGAGTCTTATACGACTCACCCTGAGTTAGTTCAGAGGGTGGTGTTTAACAGTGCAATAAGACCTATTTTAAGGAAAATTGAAGCTTCTTTCTCCCAGTTTTTTAAACGCGCAATGAAAAATAAAAACATAGTGTGTTATTTTGACCTAGGAAAAATACCTGAGTTACAGGAGTCGTTGGATATACGCGCTAAAGTAGCTAAAGATTTGTTCTCATCTGGTTTATTGTCGCACAATGAAGCTAGAGAAATGATAGATATGCCAAGAATAGACCACGAAAATGCAGATAAACACTTTATAGCCTCTTACCTTGTTGGCACAATGCCTACAACTATTGAGGATTTAGTAGTAGGACAGGAAATAGCCCCTGCAAATGAGCAACCCGCCCCTGTAGGTTCTACAAATGCTACCGGAGGCGCAGCGGACGGGGTCAAACGATAAATTAACATAGGAGGAAAAAGTGAATAAGGACTTTTCCATTGATATAAATACCAAACAAGTGTCTTTTACAGATGAGTCAATTGTTTTAGAAGGGTGGGCTAATAAGTTTACTGACGAAGAGGGTAATATTATAAAGGATAGAGACGGGGAGTCAGTTTTTGCCTTAGGCATTGATATATCTACCTATCTAAAGAACCCAATAATTTTGTTTCAACACGATAAAAAATCTCCTATAGGTAGAGCTATAGAGGTTAAAACAGCCCCTGAGGGTCTTTATATAAAGTGTGAAATATTTAAAGAACTTCATCCAGTAGCTTATGCGGCCGCTAAGTTAGGCGTTGTAAACTCTTTTTCAATAGGGTTTAAGGTTCTTAGGGATTCGTACGACCCTAATAGAGACATTTGGCTCCTTACTTCTACGGAGCTTTATGAATGTAGTGTAGTCTCTATTCCAGCTAATGCACACAGTCAGTTTAGTGTGGCAAAATCAGCGGACGGAAAATCTTATATGGCTATGAAGACTGAGTCTCAAAGTCAAGAAGTACCTGTTACAGTTCCAGTTACCACAGTTGTAGCCCCTGTTACACCGCCTACTTTATCTATTACAGATATACCTATCGTTATACCAATAACAGATACAGGAGTAGTTACGCTCGCACCCACAACGCTTCCAACAATAGTTACGGAGGCTCCTGTAGTTCCTGTAATAGAAACACATTTTCAGTCTATACTCACCAACGTAAGCCCAGATACTTTTGAGGCTGTCTATAGTTTTTATGACAAACTAGGAACAGCTTTAAATACAACAATAAATAACGCTATGCGTTCTTAAACTTAAATACAGGAGAAATTTTTATGTCTTTAGAAATAATTAAACAAATGGGTGACGAAATCGCGTCACTAAAAGCGGAAGCTGTTAAGTCCGAAACGGAAGTAAAGGCGCTTACAGAAGCTGTTAAAACAATGGGCGACTCTTTGGCTGAGGTTGAAAGAAAAAAAACTTTTGAAGTTAAAACTGATGATGTAGCTATTATAAAAGGTCTAAGAACAGACGCTTCTAACTTTTATCTAAAGTCTGCTATTCTTAAAACAAGCCCAAGAGATATGAAAGGTTATGGCGATTTTGCAGGTATGGTAGAAAAAGTTATGAAACCAGCTGACATTACTAACTTTCTTGCGGAACAGTTTACAAACGAGATTAAAGAAAAAATGGAATTAGAAATGAAAGTTGAAAGACTTTTCCCAGCTTTTACTATTCCTACCAATATGAGTTCTATTTCAATTCCACAAAAGCTTACAAATGCTTCTGCTTACTTAATAGCTCCTTCAATCGCGGCTATAGAGTCTGCAATTACAGCAGGTAAAGTAAACTATACTACAAAAAGACTTAAAACTTTAGTAACAGTTGCTGACCAAGCTACGCAAGAAGCTATAGGCGGTTTCCTAGACATCGTTAAGTCTGATATTTCTAAGTCTCTTGCAAGAGCTACAGAAAATGCCCTTATTAATGGCGACGCAACTGCGGGTGCTGCTAATATAAATGGCGCAACTGTTGGCGCAGACGGTAATAACGTTACAAGAGCGTTTGCAGGTCTTAGAAGTTTTGGTCTTTTAAATACGGTTGACTTTACAGGTGTGGCTGTTACTACTGCTAACCTTTTAAAGATGAGAAAAGCTTTAGGAGTTAATGGAGTTAATGTTGCGGGTCTTGTTTACTTAATCCCTGCTTCTGTTTTATTCCAAGTACTAGCTCTTGCAGAGGTTGTTACTGTTGATAAATACGGCGTTAGCGCTACAATATTAACAGGCGAAGTAGGCAAGTTTATGGGTATACCTATTGTTGTTTCTGAGTATCTTTTTGATAACCTAGAGACTACTGGTAAATATGCAGACGCAGGTACACATAATAGAACATCGGCTCTACTTGTTTGTACTGAGTATTTTGCAAAAGCTGAAAGAGGTGGAATTACCCTTGAACAAGACAGAGATATTAAATCATCTGTTGACGCTTTTGTTGGCTATAGAGACCTTGACTTTAACAGACTTTACCCTAGTAATACTGTTATTTCTTATGGTATCAACATCGCATTCTAAGTTTTGGGGGATGTTTACATCCCCTTTATCTTTTTGTAAGTTCTGCATAAAGAGGATTTACTAAAAAATAAAGGAGCTATAAAAAAATGGTTAAAATTTTGTTTAAAGGTGAAGGCTCAATGAATACAGCCGGACATACCTTTACGTCAGGTGGAGCAGAGGTAGAGGTGGATGAAAGTACTTTTAAGTATCTTACTGAAAACTTTAAAGACTCTTTTGAAGGAGCCTCAGATAATGTAAAAGAAGATGAGACTCCTGCGGAACAAGTTTCCAAGGAGTCAACATCTAAAAAAAGACGTACAACTACTTAAAGGAGTAAAAAATGGCTGTTCACCCTTTGCTATGTGTTGTTAAGCCTTGGCTGAACATAACAGTAGACACCCATAACCAAAAGCTAAACCTTATTTTAGAGGCTATAGATGAGGTTTTAAAGGAGTCTCACGGTATTGTGGTACAGCCAGAGGTACTTACGGAGACAGTTAGTGGAAATGGTTTAAATTATATAACTATTCCAAAAATGCCTCTTGTATCTTTACATTCTTTAACTATTGATGGTTTGTTAATTCTGGACTTGACAAAAACATATATGGGGAATAGATTTGTTCTAATGTCTGACAATACTTTTACAAAAAGTATTTACAATGTTCAAATTGTCTACGAGTCAGGGTTTTCTAAAATACCAAGCAATTTACAAACTTTGTACTGCATTTTATGTGAGAAAATTTATAAGAAAAATGTTAACGCCGCTACGAATATGTCCGCAGCGTCTAATGATTTTGGTAAAGTATCCTTTGAGGTAATTGATAGATTAATATCTAAAGAATTGATGTCGTACCTCTCTGGATATTCCATCCCACAGGTGTAGAATATGGATATGGAAACTTTAAATGAAATTAGAAGACTTTTCAGAGAGGGTGTACGGGGTCGCCCCAACCTTGAAAAGGATATTCAGGCGGCTATTGGTAGGGGTGTTAAACAAAAGGTGACAAAGACTTTAAAAGATACTGACCAATTGTTAGATAAGTGGAGGGCAGCCGTAGAGGATAGACTCTCCACCCCTATACCTTTAAAGTACTACAAAAGAGCTAGACCTTCTGGCAGGTTTTTCCCATATACAAACTCTAATATGAGGGGTAATGGTGGTTCTCCTAGACTGAAAGACAGTATAAAAGCTCACGCTAATATGTGGGCTGTCCCTAGAAGTAAGGGCGTGAAGTCCAGCTACGGCATTGCGCTATCTGTTTCCATAGGAACACCCCAAGCTGTTTATACAACTCTAGGGTATGCCCAGCGAAAGGATGGTATCCTCCCAAAGTGGATTGCTTGGGTTGAAAATGTTTTTACTGGCAAAGGAATAGCAGGTCAAACTCAGTCCGTTAAAGGCATTTTTGACATAATTACAGAACGACTATCCACCCAAAAGAAGGTATAAAATGAGAGTAGAGATATTTGAAGCTATTGTTATAGCCATTGAGGGCTTAGTTGATGAGAATAACGCCCCGTTGTTTGCCAAGGTTTACAAAAATACCGTACCCGTTTGGACAGAAATTATGGAACACCCTGCAATAGCTATAGCATACGCTGAGGAGTCCAGAGCACGTTCGGCTATGTGTACAAACAGATTTGATAATGACGCTACAATTATGATTTACATTTATAACAAATCAGAAGAATACGAAGATGTTTTATCAGGATTAATAGAGGAAGTTATTTATGTCGTAGAAGTAGACGAGGGTGTTAAGGCGGTGACCTTAGACTGTGTGGTTTCAAACATCCTTAGGGATATGGGGAGCCTACACCCTCACTATATGGTGGAGCTTACAACAAATGTAAGGTTCTTAGAGAGGGTGCGTTCCCCAATAATTTAACTAGGAGATTTTTATGCATTTCACAAAACGTAGTAGTACTTATTCAATAGTACAAGAACAAACCTTTGGCTCCGCAGCGTCTGGTTTATCAAAACTAATTACTTCTGCTGTAGGTCTTGGAACAAGTACCGCGGTTCTTTCGGCAAATATCACAGGCATTGCCGTAGGTGACATAGTTTATGCTTTTGATAAAGTAAATCAAAATGTTAAGTACACAGCTAGGGTTGTAGCCGTCGCCGCAGGTGTTAGCGTCACTGTTGACGATAGTAACAACACTTTAGGAAATGCAGGACTTGTAGCTAACACTTCTTGGGAAGTTCAAGGCACAGTACTAAAAATAGGTGATAAAACTAAATTCCTTGAATTAACAGAGTTTAACATAACTCCTCAGGTTGCTAATATTACTAGAAACGTAATTAGACAATCTTTTGTTAGCTTAGAGTCTTTGGTAGGTGAAAAAACATCTAGTGGCTCAATAGCTCTTGAAGTTACTCCGCTAGAAAGTGACATAGCAGGAATAAATGGCGGTATATTGTATGAGAACACCTTTGGAAAAGTTTTTACAGGTGATACAGTTCTAATACCAAAAACTACTACTATTGATGGCTTAACTTCTACGCCTACTAACTTAGTGGTACTAGATACAACTACTTTTACAGCAGGTCAAGTAATTAAAGTAGGTAGTGAGTATACCACTATTAAAACAATTACAAACGCTACTGAAATGGTTGTTAGACCTGCATTAGTATTAGCTCCTGCGGATTTAGCAGTAGTATCTGCGCTTCATACATACATTTTAGCAGGTGTTAACGACCCTCAATATACCCTTAGCGTTAGAGAGCATATAGGTAATACTTATGATTATGTATACAGTGGCGTTATATCAAATAGCGTTTCTATATCTATTCCAACAGCTAATATCCCTATATCAACTTTTAGCGTAACTGGCGCGGGCTTTTCAGGCGGTTTAAACACTGCTGTTGATACAACTCCTAGCTTCTCCCAAATACCTTTTATAGGTAAAAATGCTACGGTAACAGTAGGCGGTGTTGTTTATTGTATGAGAGACGTTAAGATAGATGTAGGAAGTGAAGTTTACGATAGTAAAGGTATTTGTTCTGATGGTATTAGTGGACGTACGGTTGTTAGTAAACCAACGCTTAAACTTAGTGGTACTTTAGATTACACAAATATGGACAACTTTTTAGCATTTCAAAAAGGTGATACAGGCGAGATGTGGATTTCTATGGTAAATCAAGACGGTAAAGCTTTAGTATTTTACGCGCCAAGAGTAAAAAGAACTAACGTAACTAAAGGTGATGACTCAATGGTTATTACAGAAAGTATCGAGCTAGAAATGTTAGAGTCTGGAGAAGTAGAGTACACGGACGCTATTATGATGGGAATAGGTAGATAAGGTAGATAAGGAAAAGTAAAAAGTAAAAGAGGCATTTATTACTTTTTACCTTATTTAATTTGACAGATGGTTACAAAAATAATGTAACCACTCTGAGGTGCGCTTAGTTTATGCCTCTATCTAAGCGTACCTCAGAGTGGTTTTTAATCACTTAATTTTTCAAAGAGGATTTTCCAATGTTAAAAGTAAATACAGTATCAAATATAAAAAAAGTTCTGGAGTATGTCCCAGTTGAGTTTAGAGACTCTGATACACCCCCAGTCTTTTATATGAAAACATTATCAATAAGAGGTTTAGCGGAGTTGGACGACGCTTTAACAAAAGTATCAGCGGACGCTTTAATTTCTTTATCAACGGGTTCACACTCTCTAAAGGCATTAAAGTTATCCCTTACAGATTGGAAGAATATAGTAGGTCAAGATGACCAAGCTGTGCCGATGGGCAAAGATAAAGATGGTACAGTTTCTGACGTGGCTTTAGAAATGTTGCCTTCAAATATTAGAATGGAATTATCCGCATTTATAGTTTCAGCTTCTAGGTTTCCTGATACCGCTCAGGAGTTGTTGGGAAAGCTTTAACAATTACCCTTCACGAAAGTTTAAAGGGGTCTAACTGGACGTGCGAGGTGTGTAAAGCTAGACACCTCCAATATTCTAGGAACTGTCCCCTTTTGCCTAAAGAAGGTAAAAAAGACCCCTTCTTCCGTATGATACTGGATGAGGAAGTGTACACGGAATGCCCAATAGGTTTAGTGGATAACGTAATACTGCAACAAGCTTTTGAGGCTTACGAGTTTTACTCCTCTGGGTTTTTACCGGAGGAAGGTACTATTTATAGTCAGACTGAGTTTTTTGTTAAGGCTTCATTAATGGTTAAACAAAAGAAAGCTCAAATGGATGTCGACGCTATCAAAATTCCCTCTAAATAAGGTTAAGGTTTTAGACTGGGTGAAACCAGTCTAAGTCTTTATTTAATAATATATTATACATATAGTATAAACTAAAGACTTATAGGAGACCTAGGATGAATGAAACTAACAGAGTGTTAGGCGTAGTAGTAGACACAGAGGTAAAAGGAGTAGCTTCGGCTATAAAAGGTTTAAAGGATATAGACGCGGCTGGCGCACATACGTCAAAAACCTTTGATGACGTACACCGCAATTTAAAATCTCTTAACAATATACTTAACCTCTCAAATTCAGGTGATAAGTTTATGGCAGGTACTATTAATTCTTTAGGTAAAGTAGGACATCTGACTGTTAAAGCTATGGAGGAGCTTTCTAAGTATAATAAAGCGCTACTAGACTTTAGAAACGCTCCCTCTTTAACCAACTTAGCGGAGTTTTCAGCACATTGGGCTAAGATAACTCAAATGGTTAACTTAGCCAATAAATCATTTAGAGACCAAAACAATATGGTTCAAAACAATATTAAAAACACTGACGCTCTACAAAAGCTAGAGGGTGCTAGAGAGAAGTCCTTAAATAATGTTGCTAGTTTGCTTACAAGAATTAATACTTTGATGGAAAGCGGTATTAAAGATGAGAAAACTTCATTAGACTTAGCAAGAGCTAGAGCTGGCATTATTCAGAGAGCAGGGGTACTTGCTTCTCAGCCATACTTGACAGGTGAACCTAAACAAGATACCCGCAATATTGCTAAAGTATCTACTGATTTTTCTAAACTAAGTTCCTCTAATTTTCAAAAAGAATACGCAGACTCTATAAAAAACGCTGAGGGCTTGTTAAAAATAAAAACAGCAGAAGAGAATATTCAGTTAAAAATAAATCAAACATTAAAGGATTTTGACACTTTAAATAAAGGTCATATAAGTGATGAGAATTTATTAAATAAAGTACTAGAAGCTAGACTAGCGCTACAAAGTAGGTTAAATTCTTTAACAGGAAGTGTAAAAATAGTAGGAGACCCTACTAAAGATTTTTTGACAATAAAAAACGCTCTTAACGACCTTGGTAAATTTACTCCTGCCAGTATTACCAAACACTTTGCAAGTATCACAAAAGAAGTTGAAAACTTTCATAAAGCAAACGCAAAGGCTTTAATAGGAGCTGATAGAGATAAGTTAGTGGATAATAAAGAGCTGAGTAAAGAGGCAAAAGCCCAACAGCTTCTAACCGACGCTTACAGAAAAAGAGGGGAAGAGGTTAGAGTTCTTGTTAAAGAGTTAAAAAACTTACAAAGTTATGACCTTTCAGTAATGAAAGAGAGAGACCCTAAACTTGTTAACTCTGTGATTAGCGAGATGAATAGACTTAAAAAAATACTTGGCGATATTAGGAGTATGCCTACTAAGACCTTAATTCCTGATACGGATATATCTAATTTAAACGCCTATATAAAAACTTTATCAGTTTTAAAAACTAGAACAGAGGGTTTAAAGGATACCAATAATGCTGTTAAAGATTTTTTTAAGAGTATAACAACAGGTGTGGACACAAATACAAAAGACTTGTTAAGATTTCAACAAGCAATTGAAAGAGCCAACAGCCTTACTCTAAGAATGGATACGAAAGGGTTTAACGAAAGGACTTTATCAAATAAACTAGGAACGGACACTTTTAAAAAAGAATTTTCTCTCAATAACGAAATGATTTCTCCCGCGCACCAATTAGAGAGAACAATCGCTGCTCAAAAAGCGTTGAGGGATACCTTATCATCTACCTCACCAGAACTCTCCAAGGTCGTAGCTGAAACACGGGTACTTGAAAAAGAATTAAAAATGCTTGAAGCAACCTCTACAGCCGCTACAAATTCTTTAAAACATTTGCCGGGCTCTTTAGGGTGGATGACAGGAATGGCTAAAAGAGCTTTAGAATATGCAAGTGTTTATTCCTCTATCTATATGGTGGCAGGTGCATTAAAAGGTATGGTAGCTGCTACTATAGAGGCAGACAGTACTTTACACACTC